GTTGGATAATCTTAGTTTAGCGTTACGCATTGCTGCTCTTCTATCTCTTCTAAACCTATTTACTATGTATTCTGGTATATTTGCTTTGGATGATAAAATAGCGTGTGCTATGTATTTATATATTGCCTCTTCTGCAAGTTTATGTATTTGCATTTCATTATCAGTACCAAGACCATCGGATATATATCTTAATGTTATAATCTTTCCTGCTAAGTTGCTGCTAAATCCAAATTGCCCATTTGCCTCGTCAATTATAAATACTCCGTTTAATTGTGTAGTTTCTGGATCAATACCAAATCTTTTGCCTTCACCAATCATTGCATTTCTATCATTATCTGAATAGAAATAATCATCATTTAAATCAGTATTTGGTACATTTTTAAATCTTTCTGAAGTAATTGAAGTTGATGTCAATATAGACTCATCGTTATCATATAAGTATTCAGCTGTATCATCCTGTAATATTGGCTGAGATGGTCTAGAGGTTATTTGTGTTGGATATAATATTCTTTCAAGCCCATCGCCATCAATCCAAGATAACTGTGTATAATTTACATAATCTTGGGGCATTGGTATTGTAAGAGATGTTCCAACTTCAACTTCTTGTATTTTTTCAATTCTTGATATATCGTAACTAAATTCTTGTATTGCTCTTTTAGCATGGAATAATACATCAAGCTTTCTAGCGTTGCTTATAATTTTATCATCACCTACATATGATACCATAAAGTTGTTTATAATATCATTTAAAGCAATATACCTATAAGAACCATGCTTTACGTTTTTAAGTTTAATTTGTATAACTGTTCCGTTTGCCGGTGCTGATGAAAATGTTACAACACCTGTACTTGAATTATAAGTATATTGATCATCATCAATTTCATTGCCTGCTTGATATACTATAAATTCACTTTCCGCAGATGGTAATGGGTCAAATGTAACAGTAAAATTAACTGTAGAACCATCACCAGTAAAATTATTTGCTACTGTGTAGTATTCTTTAGCTGTTTGTGTTATTAGTCCCATTTATTAAGATTTTTCTTGTGTTATTTTTTTAGTTTCTTTTGCATCTGCTAATTGAGCTATATTCGGATCTTTTATGCTGACTCCTGCATATAATAATACTTTTAATACTAAATTAGTTTCTTCTGAATCATGAAGCTCAAAGTCTGTAGAACCACTAGCATTGTATAAAGCATTTCCTGCAACCGTTTGGTATGACCAATTTACAGCATTAGGTTTTCTAACATATGTTATCGATATATTAGAAGTAATACTTGCTGGAAAAACATTTATACCCCAATGTGCTGAGCTATTATCAATATTTTGTATATATACTGGATTATTAGTTGTAGGTGCTGTAAGTTTTGATAATTGATATTCTAATAAGTTTTTCTTATCAATTTCTTCTACAGGTGTAGTACTATTATATATTACAGTTCCTAATTTGTGTAGATCTGATGGTAAATGAAAATGGTCCGTCATATAAGATATAGATGCGGACTTTTTAAATTTACTTAATTTTTCATTTATTAATTTTGGCAAATCAGAATATTCAGTATCATTCTTTGGTAATCTATTGTATTGATTTAAGTCAAAGAAATATTGCTCAAATATTTCAAGCTGTGCTTGATTTGCAAATAAGTTAAATTCCTGTGGTGTTACATAACCACGATTTTCTTTATTTAGAATAGCTAATACCCTTTGGTAAACTGTATCTATACTAACTGCCATATTCTTTTATTTATTATAGTAATAGCCACGATTACAGCGGCTATCACTATAATCTGACTTTACTTAAGTCTTTTTTCTATTGATTTATATATTTCTAAACCTTCGTCTGTTTTTAAGAAAGCTGTAAAGGCTGAATAAGGATGTTCATCAAATGGAACTGTCATAATCTTTTTATTAGTTGAAGCCCATTTAAATGTTCTTTGATCATCAGATAATACTAATATTCCCATTTCAGCTGCTTTAATAGCCATATTTCTAATATTAATATCGTCGTCATTCGCCAATTCTAAGAACAATACAGGATCATTCTTAGCAAATAGTAATAAATCTCTTTTTATTTCTTTAGAAGTCATCTTAGATACCTCAGAACCAATGTTTGATCTCACTATTGCTTCTGCTTGATCAATATCCATCGATTTAGCCGCATTTAGTGCATCAATTTCAAGTTCTATAATATCTAATTCATCTTCTGCTTCTGCTTCTGCATCAAATTCTTCATACACACTTCCTTTATCAGGATGATATAATGACATTAATTGCTGCAAAGTTTGTTTTTCTTTTGGTACGTTTAACACACCATCTTCAAAAACTATATGACCAAGTCTTGCGTCGCCTTTGAATTCATCAACGAAACAAGTTTTTTGGTTTAATGTATATTTTAATTCTCTTTCGTAGCCTTTTTCTTTATCAAACCAAAATATACTTTTACTTTTAATTGTGTACGTAAGTGGTGATTTACCATTTACAAGATAGTATGATCTATCTTTCATCTCCCAAGCTGGGGCTTTTTTTGTTTTTGTTGCCATGATATAATAAGATTAAATAATAAAAAAATACAAGAAATCCCCGACCGAAGCCGGGGTAATTCTCATATTAAATAAGGATTAGTTTAATAACATAAAGTTATTAGCACCTTGTACTACTAAACATCTTTCAGATAAATAGTGTACCTCCATTGCGTCTAGATCAGATGTAGTCGCACCACCTACAGAACCTGTAGTCCAAGACTTCATTCTTCTGTCATCAGCTTCTGAAGCTCTATATCTAACGTGAAGGAATGGTCTTTTGATGTTCTTACCTAATGTTTGATCGTAAACTGTTGAAGTTCCAGCTGGAGCTAATACACCTCTAATGTTAGTGAATGAACCACCTGTTACTACGTCATTTAAGTATTTCCAGTCAGTTTTGTAGAAGTCATAAGAACCTCTTCTGAAACCAGAGAAACCTAAATTAAGTGCCATATCTTCGCTGTTTGAGAAAACACCGTAAGATGTACCACCTGTACCATAAGAATTTTGAGCCGCTAGCATATCGTCAATGTTCAATGCAACATCTCTGTTTACAAATAACATATTTTCTTCGATAGCACCTTGCGTATCTAATTTCTTAAGAATTTCGTCGAAGTCAGCTAAATCTTCAGTTGCTGTGTTTCCATCAACACCTGCAGTTACGTGACCTCTATCTTCAATTGCAGCGAAAAGACCTTCAGTCCCACCAATTCCAGTTACACCAGCTGCACCAGAACCTGATACTGCTAATTCACCTTCTACCATTGACATTTCTAAGTAATCCTCGAATCTAGTTCTTGTATCACCTTCTGCCTTTAGGTACCATAGGTAACCTGATTGACCATTTTCACCTGTAATTTCAACCCAACCAATTTGAGAAGCATCAGATCCTGAAACCTCATACTTATCTTTTAAGATAATTGGCTTGTTAGTAAACGACTTGAAAGATGGAGTTACAGCACCAGTCATCCCGTTAGTAGCTTTTGCAAATTCAGAACCGATAACAAATAATGTTACTGTTTCAGAGTTTGTAAATGCTGGAGACGTGCTAAATAATGCTTTATCGTATCTTTTAAGCGTTACAGTAGTGTTATCTGAAGCGATTGCTGATACATATGCATTAGCAACGATACCAGATGTACCACCTTTTAATTTTACTGTTTGTCCTACTCTTATTGCGTGAGTACCAGAGTTTGCAATAGTTACAACACCTGATGTAGTGTTTAATGCACCTGTGTACTTTAAGTGTAGTCTACCTTGCTCTGACCATACTACTTGGTCTGAAGACATAGGCATTTCAGCACCCACCATTCTTAAGAAGCTAGCGATAGATCTGTCTCCATATCTTTCAACTTCTGCTTCGTATAACTCTGGTAAGTATTGCTGAGACCAGTCATTTGAACCACCTGTAAATGATAGGTAGTTAGATGACAAAGTTTGCTTTACTGGATTTGGAACCGCGTTTAAATTGGCTCCGCCAGTAGGAGTTATTACTGCCATTTTGTTTTATTTTTTTAAAGTTATTGTCTAAGTTTAATTTTTAACTTTGAACTATCATCACCAGTAATTGCTCTTACTTTTATTCCTCCGGTTTCAACTGTGCCAGTTTTACGAGGATCCATATTTATATTTTTAGATTCTGCGTTTAACTGTTTGATTGCATCAGCTTTACCTTGTTCATAAAAATGATTTGCAATTGCATCTGCATTGTCTGCAACAAATAAAGCTTTATGATAACCAGCCGCGTCTTGTAACATATTATCTTTACCGATATACTTATCTAGTACGTTTAAAATGTTTGACTGTTTATCAAAAACTTGCTGCTTATCTTTAACATTAAATCTATATTTTTTGTCTGCAACTTTAAATTCAAAACCTTTGAAATCTTCGTTGAAAACTTTATTTGATTCATTGTTAAAATGAGCAGTTTGTTTTTCTTGCAGCTTTTGCTGTTCTGATTGCTCAGAGTTGTAAGTATTGAAAAACTCAATAGCTTTTTGTTGATCGCTGGTTAACTTAGAACCCAACTTGACTTCCTCGTAGTATTTGCCCTTTAATCCTTCCAAATAGCTTTTAGCTTTTGCAATTTCTTCTTTGTAAGCTAATTTCTTACGTTTAATATCTTTTGGTTCATCAACTTCTTCATCTACACTAAAATTATCCTCAATTAAAAAATCAATTTCATCTTTTGTAAGATGTGATTTAGTTTGATTATAATATTGATATAATAAAGTTGAATCGTCAATGTTAGAATAATCTTGATTAATTTTTACATAATCTTCTAACGTTCCTCCAGTTTCATTCATAAAGTCTACAACCTTTTGAATATTTTCTGGTAATTCTGTTACTGTATCTTGCGCTGTTTGTACAGCCTCTTCTATTTCTTCCTTAAGTTCCTCTACTGGGTCTTCAGGCTTAGGCTCTTCTTTTGCTCCCGACTCTTCTTCTTCAATTACTTCTTCTAAAGTCAGCTGGCTTTCTTCTTGCTGTACTTCTTGCAATTCCACGTCGGCTTCTTGCCCATCTTTTTCATCCGTGCCGCTTCCGCGTAACACGCTTTCATCTGTGCTTTGTTCTTGAACGGCATCTGTTTCTTGTTTTGGTGGTTTACTTAAATCTACTTTATAAACACCATCTTCCATAGATGTGCTTTGTCCAGCATCCTCAAGTACTTTTTCTTCCTTTTCGGCCGCTGTTGGTGTTTCGTCTACTACGACGTCTTTATTTTCTTCCATGATAAAATATTATATAAATGTTTGTTTTGCAGTCTTTTATCTAGGCTCAAACTGCTCTAAGCCAAATCCACCTAAAGTGTCAAACCCTGCAGATTCAAACTTTTTTGGAGGTGTATTATTTTTTCTTTGCTCTATAAGTTCAGATTGTTGAGAAGCTTGTATCTTTGTTCTTTCATCTTTTCTATCTTCCTTATACTTCTCTTTATCTTTAATTACATTTAAATCAGCGTCTTTAAGCTGCATATTAAGCTCAAATTCTTTTTGCATTAACATAATTTTAATTTCAGCTTCTCTTTCTAATTTTTGTGATTCTAATTGCGCTTCAACTTGTGCTAATTGAGCTTTGCTTTCTGTTATAGCTTGTTGCTTTTGAACATCTGCTTGCGCCGCTGCTTGTGCTGCTTGCGCGTTTGATTGAGATTGCATTTGTATATTTTCTTGCTGTATCAATCTATCTTGCTCAAATTTTTGTCTTCTTCTAAGTTTTAATAATTGATTAGCAAGCTTTAAGTTTTTAATTTCTCTAATATCAATTGCATCTTCTAAATTAATTTGTTCTTTTTGAAGAGATATTTGAATATTATTTTCAAGTAATTGTTTTTCTTCTTCATCTGGTGCTAATTCAAGGAATATACCAAAATCATGCAATTGTAACTTAGCTATTTCTTCTAACGTTCCTACGTTTGATTTACCAATACTTTGAATAAACGACTCTCTTGTAGGCCCAAATTCTAATACATCTGATATTCTAAGTGAAATAGCTTCTGCTGTTTTAAGTGTAAGATATAAACCACTTTGCAGTATATGCCTTGTTGCTGTATTTGAATTAGCTGCTGCAATTT